ATCTTATCAATCTTATCATAACAAGCATGATCGACTGCGAGACTTTTGTATTTGCTTATGTCTGTCATCTAGTATATCCTTTCGTTAATATCTAAAGATATAGGATATTTATATAATTTTACAAGGGTTGTCAATGAAATTTTTTTTAACACTATACGTGTGTTCTGTGCTACATAATAACTGTCTACCTATAAGTCAGGAGATGCACACATATCAACAATCTCATGATACATTTGACAGTTGTATCAAAGATGGTTTGGGCCAGTCCTTTGAAGTTTTTTTCAACGGTGAAAATTTAAAACAAGATCAGATAAATAAAGGTAGACTCTATCCTAAATTTACCTGTGAACCTTACACTCCAGAGCAGGCAGATACCTAAGTAATCTTATCATTTTTTAAAAAACAATTTATTGAATATCTTGTTCCTTTTGTTATGGGCTCTGTACCGTGTATCCAAATAGGTTCTGCAGGAAATAACATAGCATCTCCTGTTTTAAATTGATGTTTAACTTTGCCATCAAAGAATCTAAAGTCTCCTCCCTCGTAGTCTTCATTTAAATTTAAAGTACAAGATGCTCTTATCGAAGGACCCACATCAGCGTGATCACCAATGTACTCTCCCACATCATATTTTAATATTCTTATATTGTCTGTTTGTTTGATAAATAAATCACTGAAAGTTGGACATATGTTTTGTTTAATATAAAGAACATAATTGGCAATCATTATAGAAATATAATTACTAGCTAGTTCAAATGGTTTTTCAAATTCATGATACAACTCTTTGTTATAATTTTTATCTCTTAGTTGTGATAGATTTATACATCCAAAATTATCTCTAGTTATTTTATTTTCTTTAAACTTATAACTTGTTTCTAATTGAGCTAGTTGATAATGCTTTTCATAAAAGTTAATAAAAAATTTACACACATCTTTAGGAACTAATCCATTAATTCTATATATTAAATCTGTTATCTTGGCGTCCATTATTGAGATCTGCCTTGACGATTATAGGGCTTGTATGATCTTTTTTTATGTTTATTTAAATTTTTTGTATGACGTCGAGGACGTTTACGAGGCTTTGGTCTAGGTACGAAATGTTTAAACGTTCTCTTGGCCATGTGCTTTTATATATGCTTTATCACTTTCAGTTAACTTTATGTATCTTATGCTACCATTAACATGTTGCCTGGTGTCTGCTCCACAGTTTGTGCATCTGTAAAACTCAGATACAATTGCAACTAAAATAGTATCTTCTTCGCACTCCTCACAATGTCCATGCACTGTGTCAATGTTTGCAAATGCTTTTTGTATTAATTTATTAGACAAGGTCTTTCGCCTTTCCAATCACAGGTTTGTATTTTGTTTTACCTTCTGATTTGTAGGCATGTAAAAATTGTTTTCTACCACCTTCAGGTACGTAGCTGCAGTGTATCCACCCACTATTTGGTTCGCTCGGATCGTAGAATTCTAATATCAGCTGATCATAGTCCAAGTTCTGGTTAATCCAGTCAGCTAATTCTGCATTGTCTGTGCCCATACATTCGAAGTCTGCAGCCTCGGCTTTGGCATGCTGTGAATTTACAGAGCTACCTATTTTAATACAAAGTTGTTCGCTACGGAATCCGCTGGTCACCTTAACTCTGCCAAAGTGATCACGTACCGGCTGTAAAATATTTTCACAAAGTAATCTTAATTTTTCTATCTGCCCTGAATTTGGATTGTTATTGATATCTAACCTGATTGCAGTGTCAGATTTAATTAACTCTTGAAGGGTAAAATTACGACTCAGATTCATTTTTATACCTCTTTCTATTATAACGTTTTTTGTTTTTAATTACAAGTTGCCTGAAGCGTGGTGTACGGAGCATTTTTGCAATTCTATTCGATGATGAGTTTCTTGATTGATTTTGAGCCATCTATGTTCGATTCTAATTCTGCAGAACCCTTCCAGCATTTGTAGGTTACTGATTCACTAAATTGTCTCTCAGCATGGCGCTTACCACGGAGGCACCCAGCCATATTTTCTTGCAAACGTGCCTCTTTGATTTCTGCGTTTACAAACATAAGTAGGGCTACCACAGACTCTATCATTGTGAGTAACTCCCGTTCTTGTAACCTATTTCCCTATTTGCATCTTTTAATTTTTCAATATCTTCCAAAACCTTATCCATTTGCTTTCTTAAAAACTCGATGTTTACTTTATTTAAAGCCATGTTTTCTATATGTGCATTTAACTTATCCGTGGTCTTATAAAGATCTTCGATCATCATGAACTGCTCAGAATCCGCGGGTAGTGATCCTAGTTGTCCACGTGGCCATTTGATTCTAAACTCTGTATTCTCTTCCAGGTCTTTTTCCATTAATTGTATACGAGTGTCTGCAATGTTAAGACGTTCTATAATTTGAAAATAGCCCATAGTGCCGAGTGCTACGATAACGATCAAACTAGCGACTGTCTTCATCGGCATCTGCACTTTTGCCTCTTCTCCGATGTTGAGTGGTTTATTGGACATGTGGTCCTCCGCAGAAAGCCAGGACAACTAACATTACAATTAGTAAACCTGTAAAGTAGTAATTCATCCTGGCTATCTCCATAAATTTATCCGTTCAGCCAATTGTGTATTTTTTTAAATGGCCATGCAATAATATTCCAAATCCATTTTACAACTTTTTTTACCATGTTATCCTCCTCATGTGTATGCGAAACATCTCCACCTTCATGTGCGTGAGTCACGCCATCATCGTGAGTATGTTCTACATAATCTTCTCCGTGAACATGTCCACAATGCGGACATACTTTATTTTTATTTATGGGTGATATTATAAACCCCATTCCGCAGTTTTCACACTTCATTTTTTCTTCTCCTCAATTTCATAGAAGAACTTGTCGGTATCTTCTGTCCGCCATGCTCTACTATCTTCAACGTTCCATTCATTCGTTTGCACTTTCCAGTCAGGAGTTTCATCTTTCACGGTGAAAGATGGTATATCCCATATACATCTATTGTTAGGTTGTGCAGCAAAATTGCCATCATCTAAGGCAATAATGTGAGCGCACTTGTGTTCGTGCGGTATCTCTGAATGATCAGTGTCAAGTATGTTACTCTCTGGATGAGCAAAGTCAACCGTAAATAAATATTTTCCTGGATGCCATTTTTTATCTTTACCTATGTATTTACCTGCTTGTCCAGCTAGTATATCGAAAGAGTGAACAGAAGGATAATAAGAAAAACAATTCCAGAGCTGTAGTTCATCAAGTCGTCTTGTGGGCACGTCGGATGGCTCAAATCCCTTTTGAATAAACGCGCTAATTGGTAAGCGATAAAATATTGCACCGTTTTCCATAATAGCATGCCATAGTATACTCCTTCCAGTAATAGCTGATAGACCAAAGATAATGCAGTCTTCAACTTCTCCATGATGTTTTTGTAAATCATAAAGATACTCTCTTTTTATTTGTGCGTAAGTCGGTGGTATATTCGCATTTAAATAAGCCATAATTCTTCCTCATTTGATTGAACCCCAATTGGGACCAGCCTCGTAGTCTACTTTATTTGGTATCTTCAAGTCAACTGCGTTTTCCATCACATCTTTTATTTTAGCTGCTTCTAAATCACTAATAACAGATATATCTAATTCATCGTGCACCTGTATGTGTGGTGTGATACCTTCTTTGTACAACTCCAACATGGCTTTCTTAGTCATGTCAGCTGCTGATCCTTGTATAAGTTTATTTAAAGCTTTGTAAGTAAATGCTCGACGTGTTGGATTATTATGCCAGTAATTCTTTTTAGGATTACCATCTTTGTCTTTTAATATTTCATCTTCATCGTCTTTTAAATATGGTCCCATCTTTTGTAGATCCTGCATACGTTCTTCGTCTTCAGGTGGTATGTATTTACCCCAGTCACTGCCACGTAGTATTGGTTCGTATTTAGGGAAACGACATCGTCTACCTAACAAAGTTTTAATTTGTCCTTTCTTAGCTGCAGCTTTCATAACTTCGTTCATTAACTGTTTTACAAACGGAACTCTTGAATGATATTTTTCAAATAGTTCTTCTGCTTTAAATTTAGACACACCTAACTCTGCTTGTAGTTTAGCTTTACCCATGCCATAAAATAAACCAAGGTTAATTACTTTAGCTTGTGATCTTGGTATTTCTGCCATCTCTGCAACTATCTTGTGAAAGTCTGTTGATGAATCTGTATCGTATGAATCTGCAATTGTATTTACAGATGGTAAACCATAACGTAGTGCATAGTGTGCAACAAGTCTTGGTTCCTGTTGCGAGTAGTCAAAACAACCCCACTTGCATCCTTGTTCAGGTATAAATAAACTTCTTATCATTGGACCCAACACAGGATCACGTGCAGGTATTTGTTGTAGGTTTGGATTAGCATAACTAAATCTACCTGTGATAGTTCCTCCATCATCAGATCTAATTTGATTTATTTCTGCATGTATTCTACCTTTGTGTTCGTGTTTTAAAATTGTATCAATAAATGTTGTGTTTATTTTATTAATCTTTCTTGCTTCAGCTATCTTTTGTATGATAGGATGCTCGTGATTTGAAAGGAAATTTTTAGTAAACGATGGTTCACCGGATTTCGCAGTACGTTCGTAAGATAGGTTTAGCTTTTGAAAAACTTTTTCAATCGACCTTGCTGCCCATATTTGGGTGTCTATTTGTGTTTCTTGTTGAACTTCTCGCAATAACAGTTGCTCTTGTCCAATTAACTCCTTACGCAGTTCGTAAGCTCGTTGAGTATCTACGCGAACGCCTAGGTAACGCATATCAACAAGACAAGGAAAAAGATCCGTTTCAAGATTAAAAACTTCTTCTAAATCATTTTCAATCAATAATTTTTTTACGTGTTGCCAAAGTTTAAAAGTTAACTCAGCATCTTTTTCAGCGTAGGCTCCAACTTCATGCGCAGGTAATCTCCACATGTCAGCTTTTGCATCTAGTCCTCTTGACTTTGCAGCTTCGTTTAATGCACGTTCGTTTTTACCTTCGTTTAAGAAATGCCAAGACAAAGTATTTAGTGTGTATGAAAATCTGTTTTCATCTAGTAATGAACACGCAATCATTGTATCCACCACTAACCCATTGATATTTAAGCCTAAACTACGTATCCAACATACATCATACATAGCGTTGTGAAATATTTTTGTAGCTGGACAATCAAGAATATCTTTAAACCATTCTAAAGTTTTATCTCTATCCATATTAGGTCCTTCTTGGTGAGCGATAGGAAAATACCATTTGTCATTATATGTGGCTACAGATATGCCAACAACCTCACCATTACCAATAACTGCACCAGATCCTTTTGATTTTAAATCTGGATCTCTTGTTTCTAAATCAATTGCAATCTCATCGTAAGATCTAAGATCTGGATACTCCGTGGGTTGAACCCATTCTGTTTGAGGCAATATCATTTATTTTTCATATCTCTCATTTTTTTTAATTCTAACTGGCAGTAGTGTATTATTTTTTTAATATCTTCTGCACCACCTTTACGTTGATAGCGGCAAACGTATTTAACAACGTTTCCTTGAAAGAACGATAGATCGTTTTTAGAAATAAACTCGTAAGGTTGAATGGGAAACTTAGTGTAGTGATTCCCGCCGACCTGAGTATATTGTGGAAACGCCTCGTCCAATATATTTTTATCTGTCATAGTTGATACTCCCTTAATTTCTTTTTTGCTCTCAGTTTGTATAGATTATTTCTTGCTCTCGTAACTCCAACATACCACACTCTATGCTCTTCATCTTGTTTGTCAACACTTGATTTGATTCCCTGTTGAACGGTACGACCTTGGTGCAAAGATAAGATTACATTATCCTCTTCACCACCTTTTATTGCATGTATAGTTGATAACCATATTCTTGCTTTCTCTTTTAAATTCTCCTTTGATGCAATTAAATTTCTTAAATATAAAATTTCTTTTTGATCTGCTACAAACTTATCATACCATGGAACTTTGTCATCCCAGTCACCTGTAGGTATAAATTCTTTCACTGCACTTATTTCTTTTTCATCTAATATTTCACCCATCGTCCATTTAGTATATGCTACTGCAGCTTCGTACATACCAACTTTAAAACTTTTACCTTTGTTACTTTGATAATAAAAATTTTTACGTTTTAAATCTTTCATAATATCTAACAGATTACTTTTAGTTCTTGTAAGGATTAGCCATTTACCTTGTGTTAGATCAACCTGGTTAAGATCAGATATGTAATGTGATTCGCCTTCGTAGTCTCTTGGATAATATTTTTTTAGTTTTCTAATTCCAATAATATTATTAATAGGTCTTGTAGATTCCTCTTGAACAGCTTTGGATATACGTCTTGATCGTCTTAATACAATCTCTCTTGCAGGTTCTTTTACAAATCGAGTTACATCGGCTCCAGCCCACGCATAGATAGCCTGGTCATCATCACCAGCTAGATACATTTGTTCACAATGATATTTTAATTTATCATACAGTTGCCATTGCAATGGTGATAAGTCTTGTGCCTCATCAATGAATATAGCTCTAAATACAGGTATCTTATCAGAGTTTAATACTGCTTTTACAATGTCATTAAAATCAAAAAGATTATTTTTTTCTTTGTAGACTTGTAGGTTTTGATAAATATGATTTAGTGTATCAAAGTCATCAACTTGTTTTTTATCGTGTTCGTTTAAATCAAACTCTTGTCTTATAGTTATATCCTTGTTTATTGATCTTTGTATCATTTGAAAGTATGGGTTATTGCAAGTCAAGAAATGTGTTTCCTCTTCGTTGTACTTATCTGAAAATGAAACTCTTATATTTAATTTTTTACCAAGATCCTCGTAATGATACGGCTGCATGATGTCTTCTTCATTTAATCCAAGTAAGTGATAACAAAATGCGTGTATTGTTTGAAAGTATGGCACTTCTTTTTCAGATACATCAATTCTTTTACGTGCTTCTTCTGCTGCTTTTCTAGTAAATGCAAAGTAACCTATCTTGTGTAAAGGCACACCAATACGTTCGTACGCTTTTACACGTCTAATTAATCTAAATGTTTTACCGGTACCAGGTGGTCCGTAGATTTTATTGATCTTTTCCATTGGCTTTCTTAAACCCATCTTTGAGTGATCCAGTCCAGCCAAATGATCCATGATGTGTTGTTTGTCCATCAACTACTCCATAAAATTTAAAACCTGATTTTTTAATTAAGTTACAAAAATTAACATCTTCACCCCACCATGTTCCGTCTTTGCCAAAACTAGTGTCCCAAAAATTATAAAAGTATGAGTTTGCTTTTTCAGATATTATTTCTTTTTGTTTTATTTTAAGATCAGGATTGTCTTTAATTAATTTTTCATACACTCTTCTATGAATTAATGTTAGACCTGCAGGTCCTACTTTTAATTCTACAATACCCTTTTGATCTATTTCAATATTGGTAGGATCGTTAAACTCTACAGAAAATTTTAATACTTGATCTTGTGTTTTCTTTCTGTATGGTACACAGATTGCATCTTTGTTGGCTAAAATCATACGCCCTACTACATCAGGTTCAAACTCCATGTCTGCATCTACAAACAATTGATAATCAAAACCTGATTCTAAAAACATTGCAGTCAATACGTTTCTTCCATAACCCACGTAAGGACATTTAAATGTTCCTATCTCTGCTGGCATTTTAGCAATCGTAAATTTATTAAATAATTTTACCAATGATAAACATGTTGACACGTGCATTAAATCATACGTTGGCATAGATATATAAATTTTAGGTGGCTTCGTCATACTATATTCTCCTTATCTTCTATTTCTATTATTTCTTCTGGTATCTCTTCTTTTTCTAAACCTTCTTTTGGAAGTTTTAAAACTCGTAGTGGTGGAAAAGATTCTTCGTTATCACCTTTTGGAAATCTTTTTTGACAATCAAACTCTCCCTTAAAATACTGCTTAATCATGGTAGCTGTTCTTGCTCGCTCTTGATTCCAGTCCCCACGTTTTAATTCATCGTAAAATTTATCGTACACAAAATAAAAATATTGATCTTCGTGTAACACAGATCCACTTTTAAATGCTGCATACGAGCTGGCTTTTGGTCCGTTAACATATACAAATAATTCTTTCTTTAACATATCTACAGGGTTTGTACCTGCAGGTGGTTGAATTGTCTCCATAGTTGCCCACAGTCCGTTTAATATATTTTGATATTCCTTTTCTTTTATACTTGGTGGATACGTTGTTGTGTGATCTGCAATCAGACTACGCATCTGTTTCATTTCGTTAAATTGTTTGATACTACGTGCGTGCACTTGTACAATTTTATCTGCAGCTACTTCTACATTAAAAAAATATTCGTGATCAGGTTTGTACATGATTCTAATTAAACCTGATACTGATGGCCACTGCGAATCAAAGTGACCACCAATACCAAATTTTCTTTTTAGACATGTGCCCCTCGCACAATATGATGATATAGGTAAATCATTACATTTAAAACCTGCTGTATCTTTTTTCCAATATTTAATCTTTTCTTCTACTTTGCCATCACCCCATATCTCATCGTATAAAATATAGTTTCTGGCTGCTTCTAATACTTTCTTCTCCCAGTTCTCACTAAATTTCTTTTTAGCAAACACCATGTAGTTATATAAAAATCTATCTCTTTCGTCTTTTAGTTTGGTTCCTGATTCCTGTATCTCTTTGCAGATCATCTGTAAACATGGAGGACCATCAGCAAACTCTTCAGGTCCCCCGGTTAATACTTCTTTTATTTTTTTATTACTAACTTCTTGTAAACTCTCTTTTGTTTGTAGATTAGCTTCGATTACTTTTAAAAAATAATCTAAATCCATTTTACTTCCATCAGGTTTATATGCTCTTCGTTCGTTACTATTAAAGTATGGAAGATTAATAAAACTACCAGACGTTCGCTCACCGTTTTGATTTTTACCAAGTGCAGTTTGTTTTGGAAATATTTCAGTCTTAGATGGTAAACCAAATAAAAATAATAAGTTAGATAGGAATTCTCTAATTAAAGATGCAGGCACTTTTTCTTTTGTAAATACATAAATGTGAAGTCCACCACTTTTAGACTCAATAGGAATTACAGGTAAATTTTTTTTATCAATAACTTTTAAATATTTTTGTAAATCAAATTTTTCATAATCATCAGGGTCAACATCTATCGCACCAAAGCTAGCCATGCTTTCATCATCACAAGCTTGTAGTCCAATTGATTTTTGTCCTTTTAAATGATCTTCATAATCTTTATCTGTAATAGGTCTTTTGGCCCAACCATAATCACCTGGATCAAATTTAAGTTTATTTGTCTTAGGATCATAGTATCCATTCTTAACATTACAGAAACCAAAGTCTCTTTTTAATCCACTAAAATATTTTTCAAAATCTTTCATAATTTAAGCAGGGCGCTTCCACTCTCGCTTCGGCGCCCCTCTCGCAAGTGTACTCAACAAGTACTCGGTTATACTATGTCTCCAGTATTTTTAGGCGCATCGTATTTTGGTTTCGCTGCACCCTTAGATACAGTCTGTTGAAGTTGTTGTGCAACTTCATACAGTCCAGCATCCTCTTTATTACTGACATCAAGATTTCTAACTCTTGATGGTTTATAGACATGCCAGCTTTTACTACCTGCTGTCTTACCCACAGTTTTTAAATTATAAACTGCTGAGTATGCAGCTGGGTTAAAAGAGCCATCTGCATCTGTGAATCTAAGATTCTTGATCAGATTGTTTAGCTCTCTCGCTGGTGTAAGATTAGAAGATCGCATAGCAATTACTGCAGGTCTAGGTTCACCTTCGACCAATGCTAGTACGTAGAAGTATGCAGTTTTCTCTACATAGTTTCCGTTAGGCAATCTATACCTACCGTTCTTCTCTTCCACAGCATCCGCTGGAATCTCTAAATGAGTTCCGACTGGAGCTGAAGCACTATCGCCTCTCTCCTGCCATTCCGGATATCTAGTTTGAGAATGTGCGATGACCACGTTTAGTCCCTCGTTACCATCAATAAGTTGCGTGAAGCCTGCTGCATATATCATGCCAGGTTTAGCACCATCAACATATTTTGGATCTCTCTCATTGCATTCAGGTGAAAGCTGATGAAGAATTTTTAAGATCGGAGTTGATACATCTTCCGATTTAATTTCTTCAGCGCCTTTACCAGCGTCGCTTCTGAGATTGATAGTGGCAAGTGATCCTGCACTATTCTTTTTTACTACTTCTTTATCCATAATTTACTCCTTAATGTTTGTTAGTTTAGTAGTTTAGTTTTTGGTTTTGATTTCAGTTTGATTTCCTTCAAACGTTGTAAACAACTCTGCAGGTATGCTACCACCTTTTTGATGATAGTCCCGCAAAGTTGTTCTAAGGGTTCCGGCATGAACTGCAATTTTCCGATCGGGTTCATAACCTTGTCCTCGTGCAAGTGAAGCGTATTGCTCCGCCTTGTTATCTTCGTTTAGACCGAACTTAACTGTGATTTCATTTTTCACAATCGCTCCCAGTCCATTCTTCCGAAGCCAGTCGTGTGCCTCTGCTTTTTTAGCTGCAATAATTGAGACACCAAAAACATCTTTAACGGATATTTCTGATCCGTCTTTGAGTTTTAAAGTTTTTAAATTAAGCTGACTCATTAGGTCAGGTATAATTATATTTGAATAATATTTTTCTCTTTCTTTTAATTCTTTCAGTTTTGTTTCTTGATTAATAACTTCCTGTTTTATTTCTTGAAGCGTATTAATTTCGTTTGAGAGTTCGTCTGGGTTGACGTTTGTCACCTGATTTGGTGCATCTTTTCGTAGGTCTATAGTCATAGCTTTCTCCATATATTTTTGTTAGTTTAATCATTAATAATAATTCCTTTTTGCAATTCGAAATATAGTGATAATAAATTTAGTGTCAACTTATTTGTGAAAAATATTTACTTCGATAGGATAATAAGTTTTTTCTTGACGGTCCCACTTTAACAATTTGTATTTACCGTTAGTTGTATCTGAAACTAAAGAACAAACTACACCAATAATTGCAGGGTCACCTGATAATAAAAGATAGTCATCTTCAGTATAGTTTTTTAGAAGCGTTCTAAGTTTCATAACTAAAGGCCCTGGTGAATGAATCATTTGTGAAAACTCTGGGAGCAATGACACAATCTCACCATATTTTTGTGCACCAACAATATTGTATTTAGGTTCACCTTTGCTGGTCCCTGGTATGTCTTGGATTAAATAAACTTTGCTCATTGACTTTTTATCTTTCAAGTAATATATAACAATTAGAAAGCAAAAGTAAACATGAATTATAAGTTTAAAACGAAGCCGTATGAGCATCAGTTAAAAGCGTTAGAACGTTCTTGGGATAAAGAATACTTTGCCTATTTTATGGAAATGGGTACA